TATACAAATTGTTGCATCAGCAAATTTAGATCTTTCTGCAGGCGCCGGACAAGTAATCAATGCAAACAGAAATATTGTAGCAGCTGAAGGCGTTACAGGTAATGTTACAGGTGATGTAATTGGCAGTGTGTTTGCAGATGATTCAACACTATTAGTAGATGGTGTAAATGGTGAGATACCTGGTTATGTAAAAATAGCAGATTTAAAAACAGCACTACAAGATGGCGCTGGAGATTATGCAGCATTTAAGGCATGGGTATTAGCAAACTTATAACGGAGATATAGATGACAATACAAACAATTAATATAGGTAATATTGCTAACGACGGTACAGGTGACGATCTCCGTGAGGCATTTGCAAAAGTAAACGCAAATTTTACAGATGTAGATACAAGGTTAACAAGTGCGCAAAGTGGAGATGCTGTTAATTTAGGTAGTGGTACAGGAATTTTTTCAGACAAAGTAGGATATGAATTACAATTCAAAAGCCTAGTAGGTTCGGGAATAAGTTTGACTAGCTCAGATACAGAAATTACCTTAACTTCAAATGCTTTAGATCAAGTGCTTATGGTAAGTGATAGTGGTACTGTCATTCTTACAAAAGGTAGTAGCAGTGTGAATCTATATGGTGGCACAAATATTGACACAAGAGTTACAGGAACACAAATATTTTTTGATGTAGATCCTACCAATCTAGTACAATTAGATTTAAGCCCTACACTAGGTGGAAATCTAGACGCAAATCAGAATACAATTACAAATGCATCAACAATTTCGTCTGACAGTTTTACAGGTGATTTAACAGGTTTAGTTCACGGTATTGATATAAGAGATCTCAGCGACTTTACAACAGGGTTTGATTTCAATAGTATAGTAAAAACTGCAAGTAATCTTAGTGAATGGCTGATACTTAATACAGACGTTGATTACGGTACCCTAGTTGCACCTGTTGACATTACAAGTGATTTTGGTGCATTAGTATAACTCCGATAAATATACTAAAGGAGTAATTGATGGCACAAATATGGACAGAACAATCCGGTAAACTAATAGCTACTCTACAAGAAACACAAACTATAGTGGTACCGTTGCCTGTTGATGCGGCCTATCTACCTCTAGATACATCAGGAGTAACAATTCAACTCATTAGTGGCAAATTGCCACAAGGTTTAAGACTAAGTGGTGCAGAACTTATTGGCACACCATATGAAGTGCAAATCGACACTCTTTCAACTTTTGTCCTTAGAGCAACACTCAACGGTGAAATAAGCGATAGAACATTTAAAGTGCTTGTTCAAGGACCTGACGATCCTACCTGGGTAACTGAACAAGGTAGTTTACCTGTGGGTCCAAACAACACTTATTTTATTATTGACAGTGCACCAATTGATTTTCAACTTGAAGCTTTTGATCCTGATGTTATAGCAGGAGACAATCTTGAATATTATATAAAAGAAGGTAATGGTGAATTACCACCTGGTATACAGTTAACTTTAGATGGAAGACTGGTTGGTATAGTTGAACCCATTCTTGCACTAGAAAAAGGTGCTAACGAAGGTCGTTACGATGAAACAAATTATGGCACTGCTCCTTTTGACTTTGCAGTAAGAAGTGCAAACGGTTATGATAGTTTTTATTACGATACTGGTATATATGATATTTTTGTACCAACTAGATCTCCTAGAAAACTTAACAGAAATTATGAATTTACAGTTTCTGTAAGTGACGGAGACAACGAAGCTGAAAGAACATTTTTGATATATGTAGTAGGTGACGATTTCCTCAAAGCAGATAATACTATTATGCAAGTTGCAAATGGTATTTTTACTGCGGATAATACAAATGTTAGAGTGCCGATTTGGTTGACTCCTGCAGACCTAGGTTTCCGCAGAGCAAATAACTATGTAACACTTTATCTCGACGTTATTGATCCAAATACACTAGATGGTATTATATATTATGAACTCAAGGCAACTAATAATGATGGCAGTGCGAGTATATTGCCTCCTGGTTTAGCGTTGGATCAATCAACAGGCGAAATAGCAGGAGCAGTTCCCTATCAACCAGCTGTTACTAGAGAATACAAATTTACAATTGAAGCTATAAGATTTGCAGTTGATACAGATACAGTGGCTCTTACCACGTTTGCTTTTTTAGATGCAGCTATAGGCGATACAACTATCAAAATTAACAAATTAAATGCTTATGCTGATTTTGCAGTAGGACAACAGTTTACACTAAATCAAAATACTTATGGTGTTGCTAAAATAGACACAAAAACTAATCTTGATTATGACATAATCACCTTGGGTGATTCTGCTGATCCTGAAAATGCTGCAAAATATACTCCATTATTAGATAATATTAGTGCAGGCGATACTATTGATTTGGGAACTGTTGAAACAACTACTCCGGAAGAATCACGCAAAGCCAAAACTTTCACTGTTAAATTACTTGGTGAAGTAGACAGCACTATTGCTTGGAACACACAAAGTAATCTTGGAACTATCAACAGCAATTATATTAGTACTCTAAGTGTAAGTGCCACTACCAACGTCCCTAATTCATTTTTACTTTATACTCTTGAAAGTGGTAGTTTGCCTCCTGGTCTTACACTTTCATATGATGGAGAAATTATAGGAAAAATAAACAGTTTTGGCACAGTACAAAATCCTGGTATAACAGTTTTTGATAGCCAAGATTTTAAACTAGACGGAAACACAACAACTGTTGATAGAGACTTTAGTTTTACAGTCAAAGCAAGAGATCAATATGGATACAGTGCGATTGAAAGAACATTTAATTTAAGTGTAACTGATCCTGATGATAAACTTTATAGCAATTTATATATGAAGCCTTTCTTTAGACAAAATCAAAGATTAGCTTACGAAGATATTATCAGTGATACTAGTTTGTTTGACAGCGATTATGTATACAGACCAAATGATCCAAACTTTGGATTACAAAAACAAATGAAAATGTTGTTGTATGCAGGTATAGAAACAAAAACAGCAGAATACTATGTAAGTGCTTTTGCAAAAAATATTAAAAGAAAAAAATATAAACTAGGTGAAATAAAGACAGCAGTAGCAAAAAATCCTGGGTCACAAACTGTTGTTTATGAAGTTGTTTATATAGAAGTAATTGATCCGGCAGAATCTGCTAATGGTGATGTAAGAACTAAATTTACAATAAAAAATAATAAAGAAAATAGTGTAAACACTGTTATGTATGAACAAGAACCAGACAGTGCTGAAAACTATGATCCAAGCAAAATTATCATAAACACTAGAAGATTTGGTGATGTTGAATATAGTCTGCTTCCATCGCTTGATATAACAGGTAGAGCAGGAAATATTGTGATACCTAATTCAGGAACTATATCTATAGGTATTAGAGGAGGCACCGATGTAAACTATCAAATTATAGTAGGAAACTTTGAACCTTATAGATTTAGACCAGTACCGGAGAATACACTTAAAGTAGATAGCGACTCTATAACTATTGATGGAGCAAATGATAGAGTTAGATACATTAGTAATATAAGTCATGTTAGAGATGCACTTAAAGGTTTAGGCGAAACTGAAATTAACTTTTTACCACTGTGGATGCGCACATCACAACCAAATACTATTGCAGTTCAAGGATATACCAAGGCTGTTCCTTTGTGTTATTGTAAGCCTGGTACTAGTCAAATAATCCAAACAGCTATAAAAAATAGGGCTATAAATTTTAATCAGTTTGATTTTGATATAGATAGAGTTGTTATTGATAGCACTACAGGAAATTCAAATGAACAATATATTGTATTTCAAAATTACAAAATCAATGTATAATAACGATAAATAATATGGAGACATAAAAAATGGCAAGTAATATAAACAGTGCAGATGTAGATGCTCTTTATCCTATAGCAGGTCAAGATAATGATTCACAGGGATTTAGGGATAACTTTTCTACTATAAAAAACAGCTTATCAACAGCAGCAAGTGAAATAACTGCTTTACAAGACAAAACTGCAGGTGTAGCTGCAAGTGCAATCGTAGAAAGTGGTAGCACAGTGGGCGGCGACTGGAACGGTTTTTATATTCAAGATGCTAATTTTCGTGCAAATGTTGAAGAAGTTTATGTAATAGGAAACGTTACATCTAATCAAAACATAAACTGGACAAATGGTCATTACCAAACTGTGCAAGCAGGAAACGATATTACACTAACACTTACTGATTGGCCTACAAGCGGAAAATTAGGAAAAATGAGGTTGGCTATTACTAGCGATGGTGATTCAAGAGTGGTAACTATTGGTGCTACAGGAATGAGGAATGATGGTGCTACAGGATGGACATCAACTAATTCTACAAGCGTTACAGTTACAGCCTCAAGTAATACAAATCCGCATATATTAGAATTTTGGACTACTGATGCTGGCCTAGTTGTTTATGCTCATTACGTAGGTAATTTTAGTTAATAATGCATCCTCTTATTGATGATTTCTCAGATCTTACTGATACTGAATTAAACGATAAAATATCCGAATTGTCACAAAAATATTGGAAGACTCGTAACCCATCAGTACAAATTCAGATGACAATGATATTAGATCAACTAAAAGAAGAACAAAGGTTGAGAATTCAAAAATCTCAACAACAAAATCAAGATTCTGACGAAAATGATCTTGACAATTTGATTAATATCAGTTAAAATACATGTATGCTTATGAAAACAGACTCTCTCGGTATCCCGCGATTTACAAATAAAGATCTTATCGATATGATCTATTCAGGTCATGCGGATAAAGTTCATGTGGTGTTGTGTGATGCAAATGACGATGTAGACAAGTTCAATGCGGCTATGGAAGAACAAGGCTTTGACAAACTACAAAAATATATTCCACTAGATGTAGATCAAAAGACTTTTGACGGTGTGTGTCAGGGTGAATGGTTTATGCCTCAAAAGTACAAGGAAATTAATCCTTACGAATGGCTTGAAGAAAAACTAATGGAAAAATATCAAACAGATGATGTCAGAGAAACACATACGTATGAATGGATCCGTGTAACAGAAGAACTTACAGAATATTCTGCTCGTGGTATGTATCCATTATTACAGTATATGATCTATCTTGTAGACTTTATGCGTGAGAATAACATTGTTTGGGGTGTAGGTAGAGGATCAAGTGTAGCAAGTTATGTGCTGTATTTGATAGGCGTGCATCGTATTGATTCAATCCAGTATGGCCTGGATTGGCGTGAGTTCTTGAGATAAGTACACATATAACATTTAGGAGGTATAATTATGCCAATGAAACAAACAGGACGTAAAGTCTACAAAAGTATGCAAGGTAAACAAATTGATATGGATTTACTGCGCCAAAAAAATGAACTTACTCCTGCTGTAGGTAATGCCAAAGTTAATGCAAGAGGTGATGAATTAGGCCCTGGTGGAAAAATTGTTCGCACAAGAGAACAAGTTCTAAAAGATTACTATGCATCTAATCCTGGCGTTCCAGAAGAACAAGCAGTAAGTAGAAAAGTTAAAGTTGAAGAAACTGCTCCTGCACAGGATCCTTTATCTATTGAAGAAGAAGGTGATTGGGTAGAAGATGATGATGGTAATTTTGTGCAAAAAGGTGAATAAATGGCAATGAATCTTAATAGCATCAAGGCAAATGTCACACCAATAAAAAATAGAGTTTTGGTACGAGACATGCACTTTGGTGAACAAAAAACAAAAAGTGGTTTAATTATTGGAGACGATAATGGTAAGACTAGAGGAATTTATCCTCGTTGGGCTAAAGTTTATGCTAAAGGCCCAGACAACAATGATGAGTACGAAGTCAATCATTGGATATTAGTTGAACATGGTCGTTGGACTAGAGCTATAGAGATTGAAAATGAACATGGTACATTTGACATACGTATGATAGAAGCAGAAAGCGTACTAGCATATTCAGAAGAAAAACCAGAAGATGTTTATATTGGACAAGAAGATTAAGAGGCTAAATTGACACAAGTAGATCTAAATAAGTATAAAGACTTTGTAGAACAGGTAACATCAAAAGAAAGCAATCAACTTTCAGAAATGTTCTACAGGGCAAAAGACATTGAAGCAAATAATAAAAATATTAATGTAGCATTACTGCTAACAGGTGCAATTGGTATTGCTTCAGAAGGAGGAGAGTTTAGTGAAATTGTTAAAAAATGTATCTTCCAAGGTAAACCAATGGATGATGAAACTGTCTTTCATTGCAAACGAGAACTTGGCGATATTATGTGGTATTGGATTAATAGTTGCCGCGCATTGGGTCTCGATCCTAATGAAGTCGTAGCAGAAAATGTAAACAAACTCAAAGCAAGATATCCAGGTGGAGAGTTTGATGTATATTATTCAGAAAACCGTAAACAAGGAGATCTATAATGAGTACAATTACAGAAGCTCGCAGAGGTTATGATGAAGGCCTACGTGAGTTTATGCTTAACATGTATAACCACACAGCCGCAGGTTTAGGTATCAGCGGATTAGTTGCTTGGTTTACATATTCATCAGGTTTGCTTTTTGCTATGGCAGGAGCAATTTGGTTGTTTGCACTTGCACCATTAGGAATGATCCTATGGTATGCATTTGCTGGACGCAACTGGAGTTACGATAAACTACGTAACTTTTATTATGCATTTACAGCAGTAATGGGTGTAGGACTTGCTCCTATCTTTGCTGTATATACAGGTGCAAGTATTGCACAGGTATTTTTTATTACTGCCGCAACATTTGCTGGCGCAAGTTTATGGGGTTACACTACAAAGCGTGACCTAACAGGCTTTGGACATTTCTTGTTTATGGGCCTTATTGGAATTATTATTGCAAGTATTGTAAACTTGTTTATGGCAAGTTCAGCATTGATGTTTACCATTAGCATATTAGGTGTGTTTATCTTTACAGGTCTAACTGCATGGGATACACAAAATGCCAAACAGATTTATGCAGAGCATGGCGGCGATCCACGCTATGGTGTACAGTTTGCAATCAGCTTATATCTAAACTTTATTAATTTATTTCAAATGTTATTGCACCTACTGGGCAATAGAGAATAAGAGGCTAACTTGAATTATGAACGTGACCGCAAGATCCTTGCGGATGTAGACGGTGTCCTTCTTGATTGGGAATCAGCATTTGATGCTTGGATGAGCAAAGAAGGATACACTGTCAAAGTATCTAACATCTACAAACAAAATGAAAGATACGATATTGGCAAATGGGAGAGTGACAAACTTGTAAAAACGTTTAACGAATGTGCTTGGATTGGTTTTTTAAAACCTTTGCGTGATAGTGTTGATGTGTTACACAAACTTGCATCTGAACATTGGCACATAGAATGTATTACAAGCCTTAGTACAGATCATTGGGCAGGAGAACTACGTCGAATGAATCTGGAAAGATTTTTTGGCAAAGGTTGTGTGCGTAGAGTACGCTGTATAGACACAGGTGCTGACAAAGACGAAATACTCAAAGAGTATGAACACAGCTATTGGTGGATTGAAGATAAACCAGACAACTGTGAAGCAGGATTACGTGCAGGACACAAACCTATTTTAATGGATCATCCATACAATAAAGATTACCAAAATCCTGCTGTAAAACGTGTCCAAAATTGGCAAGATATCTATACTCTAATTACAGAATCTGCTTGACAACACTCCTAAATTAATATACAATAATACTTAATTTAAAGGAGTTCTCGTGGCAAGAAGAAATAAACTTGAAAGAAAATTAGACGAATACAATCATACTATGGAACTTATTAGAACTATAGTACCGATTGCTGTTTTGGTTTTACAAGTCATAATTTTGATGAAGATTGTATAATGGCAACACATGGTATGATCGATTTAGAAACACTTGGAGTCGAACCAGACAGTGTGGTTATGACTCTAGGTGCTATTAAGTTTGATCCATTTTCGGATAAGGAACCGCACACACCTTTGTACCTACGTGGTGATGTAGAAGAACAGTCAGAACAGTATAATCGTAGTATTGACGATAATACATTAGCATGGTGGAGCAAACAACCACAAGCAATTCAAGACGAAGCATTTGGGGAACACACAGATCGTGTTACAGTACAAGAAATGCTACGTCAACTTAACAAATGGTGTGTGGGGTTGGATTACATTTGGTGTCAAGGTCCTACATTTGACTTTGTTATACTACAACATTTATATAAGGCAGCACAAAAACCTGCTCCATGGAACTATTGGCAGATCCGTGACAGTAGAACACTGTTTGCAATGATGCCTCAGGATCCACGTAAAGCAATACAAGAAGAACTTCACAATGCACTAGCGGATTGTTACTATCAGGCTAAATGTGTACAACAGTCATATAAACACTTTGGAGTAACTAAATGAAAGAACTATGGGTAGAAAAATATCGTCCTAAAACAGTAGACGGTTATGTGTTTCGAGATGAAGCACAACGCAAGCAGGTACAAACATGGATCAAAGACAAAACAATTCCGCACTTGCTGTTTTCAGGCAATGCAGGTATAGGTAAAACAACACTTGCAAAACTGTTGTTTAACGAACTTGAAATCAACGATTTAGATGTGTTAGAAATAAACGCAAGTAGAACAAACTCA